TTCAAGGTGAATTTGATAAAGCAACTAGAAGAAAGTTAAATGCTGAAGGTGGCCTCAATTATTTGATGGGGCTATAGATGGAGATTAAAAAATTCAATGACATGAAGGCTTACATGTTAAAGCCTAATCGATTGTTTACTTCTAAGAAAAATACTATAGGTGGTGGAGCAATACAAGGTGAAGACCTTGGATCGAGAATAGGTTTTGCCGGACCAAAATTAATTAAAACTGGAAAGGATAAAGGTAAGTATGTAGTTAGATATAGAGATGAAAAGTTTGGTAAAAGAAAAGGACAAAAGGGTTATAACGAAGGTAATACTCCTCCTATGACCAAAGAAGAAGCTGAAAAATTTTATAACGAAAGACAAGCTAAGTTAGGAGAATTAAAAGGTTCAGGCCAAAAAGTAAAAATTTTAGAGCAAACAGAACAAATAAATAATTTTGTAAATAATTTTTTTGATAAAAATATTAATAAATACAGCGTTAGAGATTATGATAAATTTGAAAAAAACTTAATTAAAGAATTTAAAAAAGCTAATATACAATCTCTTGGAAAAGGGGGAAGAAACATTCTTAGACATGGGTTACCTAATGTTGGAGCAAAAGATTCAAAATTACCTTTTGATAAATACAACATAGAAACCTTCGTTAGCCAAGGTGAAAATCCTGAAACAGCATATAAAAATTATTTTAAAAAATTATTCTTTTCAGGAAAAATAGAAACAGATGAAAATCTTAGAAAAGGTATTAATGATTTTTTAAACTATGAAATTTCAGATAAAAGAAAATCTACTTTTAATGCACCAGAAAATATGGATGAGATAATATATCTTGTAGCTGACAATAAAACGGGAACAGGTAAATTTAGATCAAATATTATAAAAAAATATTTTCCAGAAACAATGGATAAATATATAAAGAAAAAAGGTAGATCTTCAGATCTCTATAATCAAAAAAGAGCATTAATAGAAAGTAAATTAGGTCCTGAAAAATTAAAAGAAATTTTAGGTGAAACTTCGATAGAAAAATTTATGAGAAAGCAATCAAATATTTTAAAAGAAGTATTTGATGTATCTGCTTTAGAACCTGGTTTACATTTTAATTTAGATCATGCAGAAGGTATAGCAGAAATAGCTAACATGGAAAATAAAGAAGACATTGCACGTGCATTAAAAAATTTAATTGGAATGACTTCTGCAAGAAACTATGAGTTAGGTTGGAGAGGTTACTCGACAAGAAGAAAAAGTTTAATTAATCAAATTAAACAAGGAACAGATGTAGAAGAAAATTTAAACGAATTAAATAAAATTACAGGAGAGGCTTATCCAGAATTAAAAGGACAGCAGGCATATAATTTAAAAAACGGTCAACTCATAACTACTAAAGATTTTGATTTTAAATACAGTCCAGAAAAAGCTTTTGGACAATATTTTACAGAGCTAGCAGGTACTAAAAAAGGAACGGAACAACTTATAAAACAAGCTGCTGGAAGTCCTGAACTAACTAAATTTATTAAAGATATTGAAGGAGGTGACTTTAAAAATTTCAACAAAGTAGTTTCTGAATATCAAAAAGGCAAATTAGAATTTGGTAAAGAATTAAATTTCTATTGTAAGGTTGCAGGTCAAAGAAGACTTTCAACAGGAATGGTGCCTGGAGCAACTTGTAGTTCTGCTGACATTGAAAGAGGAATGAGAATGGATTCAAAAACTCCTGAAGGTAAAGCTAGACTAATGAAGGTTGCAAAAAATTTTGGAAAAGTATTTGGTAAAATTGTAGCTCCAATTGATATTGGAATTGAAAGTGCATTTGCTTTACCACATTTATTACGTGGAGATGTAGAGGGTGCAATTGGTGCAACGACTGCAGGTTTGTTTGGTGCAGGAAAAGAAGGAATGGAACAAGTAGGTGAAAAGTTTGGAACTGATAGTCCTGAGTATGCTCTCTATGGTGCTGAAAATGCAGTGCAACAAAAAATGATAGCAATCGGTGGATTAGATAAACTTCTTTCACAGAATAGACAACTTGGAATTATTCCAGAAGAGTCTGGTGAATTTAAAAAAGGAATTGGAAGACAACCTCAAGAAGAAGCTTTAAGAAAAACTTTCACAACTTCATTTATAAATTTAGCTAAACTAGATCAAGAAGCTACAAAAAACTTTGAACAATATTATCCACTGACAGCTGATATTACACAAAGAAATAAAGCAATACAAAACGTACGTGGTTTATCAGATGAAATACAATCAACTGGATTTTTTAAAAACATTAAAGGTCCTTCTGATACAAAAACAATAGAAGGATTTTTAGAAACCGCTGGAGGCAAATCACAGTACCCACTTTTACCTACATTTGATATACCTGCTTTACGAGCACAAGCTACAGATTATACTGGTATGGATTATTTAGATAGATACTCAGACTTACCTATAACTGAAGAAAAGGGAAACATAGCTGCACAAGTTCCAGAATTTGAAAAAGCACAACTTGGTTCTGGTATAAGACAATATGCAGATAAATATGGACCACGAGCAGCGAAAGAATTTTTTGAAGCACAAGGTATAGAAACTCAACCATACTTGGAAGGTATGCAACCAGGATTATTTATGAAAGAAGGTGGCCGTATAGGTTTTAAAAAAGGTTTAGGTATATTTAAAGGTTTACCAGGAATTCAACTAGGTAGAATTGAAAAAGAGTTAATAAAAAAATATAAAAGAGAAGATGCAGAAAAAAGTTTGTTAGATATAATTAAACAATCTAACGAAGAAGCAAATGAAATTGTTAAAAATAAAAAACTTAATTTTTTAAAAGATAAATTTCAAAATACAAATATTTTTACTGATGACTATGTAAAACTAATTGATGAAGAAATAAAATTAAATGATCCAGAATTATATAAAACAATAAAACAATTTGAAGCTAATGACAGACCTGCACTTGCAGATAAGATGAGAGCACTTCGTCATCCTGATTGGGCTGAAGCAAACTATGGAGAAGATTACATGAGTGCTTTAGAACAAGGACAAGCTAGGGAAATAAATCAAATGACGGACGATTTACCCGACGTTCAAGAAAGAACTTTAGTAGATGACATCGACGATATGAACAAGGCAAACATAGATGAAATTATGGGTCGTAAAAAAAATTCTATAGGTGGCAGAATAAATTTAGCTAATGGCGGCAGATTAACTTTTGCAGAAGGACCAGAGGATCCAAGTAAAAGAAAAACATTAAAGAAGATTGGTATCGGTGGTGGTATTGCCGGAGGCCTGATGACTGGTTTAATTAACCTTATGGATTTATTCAAAGGTGGAAAAAAAGGAGTAGTTGCAACTAAAGCTGCAGAATCAGAAATTGAAAAAGTATATCTTGATTTAATTAATGTTGTAAAGAACAAAGGTATTTTAAAAAGATTAGATAGTGATTTAGAAACCAAAGTTGGAGAAGTTTATGAATACAAAGGTGTAAAAGTTTTAGAAGATGGTGAAAATATAGAACTTAGATTTGAAACAGACCAAGGTGCACCTGCTGTTGTTGAATACAGAAAACCAGGTTATGAAGTAGACCCTGATACCGGAACCTCGCAACAAGTGCCTGGAGAATTTATTTATGAAGCACAAGAGATAGGAAGATACGGTCCTGGTGGTGATGTAGATTTAGATTATGTAGAAGAAATTGTAGATCCAATTCAAAATGTTACTAATATGGCGGACGAGGTTTTTGAAACATATGTTTATAAATCTCCTTCAAACAGAGTTCCAACTTCAGAAGTTCAAAAGAAAATAAGAGATAAACAATTAAAAGAAGGTAAAGAGTTTTATAAAACCTTAGATGAAATGGCAAATGACAAATAAATACCCAAAGAAACACTTATTACCTCCTGAGTCCGGACCCACGCCTCAGGGCTTGAATATTAACTATAATACTGTTAAAACAGTCAAACAATCTGGAGAAAAAATAAATGGCGGATATAGACAAAGCACTTCCAAACGAAGTCAGAAAAGAATTTGAAATACCTAGTGAAGAAGAGATTCAAGAACAGGTAGTTGAAGAAGTATCAGAGCAACAAGATGCTCCTGGTCCAGTTGAAGTTCAAGAAAACGAAGATGGTTCAGTTGATATTAATTTAGATCCTGCAGCAGCTACACCTGAAGGTGGTGATGAGCATTATGCAAATCTTGCAGATTTTTTACCTGATGATGTTCTTGGAAGACTTGCATCTAACTTAACAAATAAATATCAAGAATATGTTTCAAGTAGAAAAGATTGGGAAAAAACTTACACACAAGGGTTAGACCTTTTAGGTTTTAAATACGATAATAGAACAGAACCATTTAGTGGTGCATCAGGTGCAACTCACCCAGTATTAGCAGAAGCTGTTACACAGTTTCAAGCATTAGCATATAAAGAATTACTTCCAGCAGATGGACCGGTTAGAACACAAATCATTGGATTACAAACTCCAGAAAAAGTTCAACAGGCATCACGTGTAAAAGATTTTATGAATTATCAAATCATGGATCAGATGAAAGAATATGAACCTGAGTTTGATTCTATGTTATTTCATTTACCTCTTTCAGGTAGTACATTTAAAAAAGTATACTACGATGAAATGGAACAAAGAGCAGTATCAAAGTTTGTTCCAGCAGATGATTTAATTGTTCCGTACACAGCTACCTCATTAGACGATGCGGAAGCAATTATTCATCGTGTAAAAATTTCAGAAAACGAATTACGAAAACAACAAGTTGCAGGTTTTTATAGAGACATTGATATTGGAAAACCTGGCGACAAAGAATCTGATGTAGAGAAAAAAGAGAGAGAATTAGAAGGCATGTCAAGAACAGCTAATGATGATGTCTTTACATTATTAGAGTGTCACGTTGATCTAGATATAGAAGGTTTTGAAGATACAGATCAAGAGACTGGTGAGCCGTCCGGAATTAAAATACCTTACATAGTAACTGTTGAAGAAAGCTCTGGTAAAATTCTTTCAATTAAAAGAAACTATGAAGTAGGTGATCCAAATAAAAATAAAGTAAATTATTTTGTACACTTTAAATTTTTACCAGGACTTGGTTTTTATGGTTTTGGTTTAATTCACATGATTGGTGGATTAAGTAGAACTGCAACTTCTGCATTAAGACAATTATTAGATGCAGGAACTTTATCTAATTTACCTGCTGGATTTAAAATGCGTGGTATTAGAATTAGAGATGATGCACAATCAATTCAACCCGGTGAGTTTAGAGATGTAGATGCACCTGGTGGTAATTTAAGAGATTCATTTATGATGCTTCCGTTTAAAGAACCATCACAGACTTTATTATCTTTGATGGGTATCGTGGTTCAAGCAGGACAAAGATTTGCATCAATTGCTGATATGCAAGTTGGTGATGGCAATCAACAAGCAGCAGTTGGAACTACAGTTGCATTATTAGAACGTGGATCAAGAACAATGTCAGCTATCCACAAAAGAATTTACTCGGCTTTAAAGAATGAATTCAGACTTATGGCTAGAGTATTCAAGTTATATCTACCACAACAATATCCGTATGATGTAGTTGGGGGTCAAAGAATGATTATGCAATCAGATTTTGATGATAGGGTAGATATATTGCCAGTTGCTGACCCCAACATTTTTTCACAGACACAGCGTATATCCCTCGCGCAAACGGAACTCCAACTGGCAACTTCAAATCCCCAGATGCACAACATGTATCAAGCGTATAGAAATATGTATGAAGCATTAGGTGTAAAAAACATTGATGGTGTTTTAATTAAACCACAACCACCTATGCCACAAGATCCAGCATTGGAACATATTTCTGCTTTAGGTGGAAAACAGTTTCAGGCATTTCCTGGTCAAAATCACAGAGCACATATTCAATCTCATTTAAGTTTTATGGAAACTAACTTGGCGAGAAACAATCCTATGGTTATGGCAAGTTTAGAGAAAAATATTTTTGAACATATTAGTATTATGGCTCAAGAACAGATTGAATTAGAGTATAAAAATGAATTACAACAAATGCAACAGATACAAATGATGATGCAACAGAACCCACAAATGGCACAACAGTTACAAATGCAGTTAATGCAACTACAACAAGGTGTTGAATCAAGAAAAGCAACTTTAATTGCTGAGATGATGGAAGAATTTATGAATGAAGAGAAGAAAATTACTTCACAATTTGATAATGATCCGATTGCAAAACTAAGATCAAGAGAATTAGACCTTAGAGCAATGGAAAATGATCGAAAAGAACGTGAAGCTAAGGAGAGAATGGACCTTGACAAGATGAAAACAATGATG